TGATGCTTTTAAAATCATATCTACACCATAAGGTTTCCATGCTTTCTTCATTAGATTTAACTCTAGCAATAAATGAGACCATTGTCCTTGGGCTGCACCATTTACTTTTATTGTTATTATTTTTTCTTTCATTTTATCCAGCAGATTGATATTTAAAATTAAAACTTAATCCATACCTAGCTTTTTTAGATTTATTTCTTTTGTTTTCATGATCTAAAAAACCAGAAAATAAAGCAAAACTTCCAGGTTTACATTCTAACTTTTCATTTATATCTGGAAAATATAGTTCTTGTGCATGTTCATTTAACATAATTGCTCCAGAAATAATAGAACTAGCGTGATTATGTAGTTTTGTATAATTTCCAAAATCAGATTTAAAACCCCACGCTTCCGATAACATATAACCAGATCCAAATGATAATTTTTCTTTATCTATCATATCATTTAATAAAAAAATTATTTCATAAAATATTTTATCATTCATAAAATACATCCAATCTGTCATCGGACTAACTAAATTAGTTCTATAATTTAAATTAGTGCTTTCGTTTATTCCTTGTTCAATTTTTTTGATAAAGTATTTTGCATTTATTTCCAACTCACCTTTTACAAAAATATAGTTTCTCTCTATTTTAGATTTTATTAATTTATTAACTTTCATACTTTCATTATAGGATAATCATTTAAGATTATTTGTCAACTATTGTTTTCTCCCCTGTCGGTTGTAGGGCTTATGTGATCTTTTT